ACAGATTTATCACAAATGACGAAAAAAACCATGAGAAAAACTTAGATTATTCACACAGGTACTATGATTTTGAGCTAGACAGAATTAATTTTATTCTAAAAAACGGCTAACGGCTGTTTCCTAAACCCTGACCAAAAATTATTCGCCAGTCTTTGCCGTTTTTCTTTCTTTGCCTCACCCAAAACGGATCAGCATTAAACATTCCACCCTTTTTGTTGTAAGCTCGCATTACTTTTGCCACTTTTTTGTGACATTTGTGGCACAACCTTGCATTTATTTGTTCCATATTGAACTTATAATTGCCACAAAAATAACACATGCCGTAATAAACTGATTTAATTGGAACCAAAATGGTCTCTCTGCCACGTTTTCCAGCACAATCACCGCATATATCGAGTATTAACGCTGACACCGCATTGTTTTCAAAGCAATTAAAACACATTCCCTCTTTATAGTTGTTTACTTTTGTATATTCATTTTTTTGGTGTATTTCCCAAATTTTTTTCCCCATATGGGTTTGACCAGTGTTTACGTTTAGTTTAGTCGTCATTGTCTTCCCATTTTCTTATGCCTTCAAACTCGCTTTGCACAATATCCCTAGCTTGCCTTACCGTCATTCCAGTATATTTTCTTAATTCGTCTACAGTTTTTGTCTTTTTCCAGCCATAGTCTACGGCTGTTTGCAGTGTTTTCTTTACAACTTCAAAGTTTGTAGGTGTTATTCCGTCAGGAAAGCTTTTCTGAGAGAGAGACGTTCCATTTCCAGAAGACGGGTGCCCCTGAGCAACTCCACCCATATCTGACGGCCTATTTAATGTTGGCTCACCAGAAAAGTTTTGTCTTTGCTCTATTGGAGCCGCGGTTCCCCTACCTCTTGAATTTATACCACTGTTCCCCATGTCGAGTTGTTGTTGATTTAATGTCGATTCTTTTGAAACATTAAACTCACCAGTGTGAGTTCGAGTGATAATAAAGCCCATTTGCTGCAACAACGCCATGTTTTGTATTTCTACTCCCTCTCTTTGTAATTCCGACAGTTTGTCATTTTCTTCACCTGCAACAAGCTTTAAATCCCAATCATCTATGCCCATAACCTCTGCAAATTTCTTAAAGAATGACTTGTAAAGCACGTCTTGTCCCCATTTTACTGCTCTGTTTGTAATGGTAACTTGCAAGCCCTCCTGACTCCAACCGCCCACCATTTCACCATAATAAAGCGGAAGCACACCGTAAACAGCCCCAATTATCTGCCTCAGTTCTTTTCTTACCTCAATAAATTGTAATTCTTGCAAAGAGCCTGTAAAGTCAATCCAATTAGCCATGTTTTTCCCACCCTTGTCGGATTCGACCATTAGCGGATGTATCATGTATGGATCTTCAACAGCTTTTTGTTCCAATGCGTCCCAAGACTTACGAAATGTCTCATAGTTTCTTGAGGCAATAACCAAAAGTCCTCTTGGCGGTCTCATTTTGTCAAAATATTTTCTCACATATTCGTCCATGTGCGACAAAGCCATTGCTTTAGACCAAATTGCGTAGATAGGCGACAGCCCATAAATCAGCGAGGGTTTGTATTTACCTGCCTTCCAAATCACTTCACCATCTGCATAAATAACACGTTTCGGTTGGGGTATTCCAACAGAATAAACGGAGTTAACTTCCATTATGGCCTTAATCGCCTTAGCACCGCAACGATCACACTTTTGTGAGTAAAGTCGTTTGTCTCGGTGTTCAAAACGGGGACAAACAAAAACTCGGTTGCGTTTATCATCGTAACCTATCCGACCATCACTATCTGCAATCATGGCAACCTGCGGTGGATCAATTCTGAGAATTTCTTTTATTTCGGTTTTTTGCAGATCAATGTCGCCTGATCCGTTTATAAAATAATTCTTTAACAGCAACAGATATGCGTTGTCGGCAATTTCCAAATCACGTTCTAGCTGTCTTGCAACATCTTCCAAATTCTGATTGTTGCCATTAACGGGCTGCGTCATTAGTTTTTCAAGCAGTTTTCTGTGTTCTGCTATAGGTCGTCTTAAATCATAACTAAGGCAAGAATCACACTGTACTCGGTGTAAATTCGTGCTTATTTCGCCTTCTACCGTAATGTTTGGCGCATACTTAAATTCCTTGGAACAGTTATTGCACTTGTACTTCCAGCGTTCCGTAATTTCAAATCCGTTTTTAAACATTTCGCGGTTCAGGGTTTCAATGGGTATTCTAATAGCATCAATATTATCAGCTAATTCGTAAATCATTATCAGGGGAAACGGGAAAATAGGCAGTTTTGCGCCAGTGTCTGTTGACATGTAAGGCTGTACAATGGACGGTCTTGACGTGGTTTCAGTATAAGCTTTGGTGGTATTGGTCAGAGACTTGCCAAGATTTACAAGATAATCCTTTAAACCCATGTGTTTTCTCTGGTTTTCTCACTAATAAACTTTGTCAAAATTTGTCAAAATTTGTCAGATTTTATCTCTGTCGCCATGTATCTGGCAATAAATATGTCTCCCAATGGTCGGAGTACAAGTACATTTCTTTTCTGCTTTTTCGTGCTTGACGGGCTTTTCCTGTGGTTTTTCTTCGCTAGCCATGCTTGGTTTACTTATTAGCAGTATTAAAGGTTTATGAAATAACATCAAAGTGCAGGTAGGTTTATATTGAGGTCTCTGCAAAAGATTCTAATGACACACTTTTGCAAGAATATTTGTGAACGGATGAAAGCCCCACTGGGGATGAGAAATTACAGGGTGTCCAGAAGATGTACGCTTTGCGATTTGTTTATTTGCACAAAAGAGCCACACTGCCCATGTTGCGGTTATTTTCTTAGATACAAAGTAAGATCGCGCAAAAAGTCAACTCTCCACAAAAGATTTTAAATACCCTGTTTTATTTAATAATATGGTTGAATTTGAGATTCGCGACTATAAAACACTTGTCAGATGGTTTGAATTGGCGTTTGCTAATCTTACACCTGACAAGGTTTCTCTTGAAGATAAACGGACTTTTTGGAAGCTTACCTTTCTTTGTGAAGACAAGGCCAATGACGACAAACTCAATAAAAACGAGTAAAGTTTATATTTGGTTATAAAGTAACTACTTTGGGTCGTCAGAGATTACTCTTTATTGTTGGGCACTCTAGATCAAGAGGAAAACCAAGAAACAAAACTTGGTTACAAAAACAACAATAATTCGGTAGCTCTCTTAGACCTATGAGTGTAAAGGCAGCACTCAGAGCAAATGCCTTCGTTCTTGCAGGTCGCAAGCTAGGTAAAGACGTAACGTTTACCCTTTTTAATTTGTAGAAACACTTATATTAAGTTTTAACATTATGTTTGTATGCTGACAAACAAAAAATACAAAATAATTTATGCAGATCCACCTTGGTCTTACAATGATAAGGCACTGGCTGGAAACCGTGGAGCTTGTTGCAAATATCCAGTGATGTCATTAAATGACATAGCAAATTTACCTGTCAAAGACATAGCTGACGACAACTGTATTTTATTCTTGTGGGTTACTTACCCTAAACTGAACGAGTGTTTTAATATAATTAAAGCTTGGGGGTTTGAATATAAGACAGTTGCTTTCACTTGGGTTAAAAAAACTGGACTTGGAACTTGGTTTATGGGAATGGGTAGATGGACTAGGGCAAACGCAGAAGTATGTCTATTGGCTACAAAAGGCAAGCCTCAAAGAATTAATGCAGGCGTGAGGCAAATAGTCGAATCTATACCTGAAGAGCATAGTAAAAAACCAAACGAGGTGAGAGAGAAAATAGTCCAACTTTGCGGAGATTTGCCACGCATTGAATTGTTTGCTAGGGAAAAAGTTGAGGGATGGGATGCTTGGGGTAATGAGGTAAACAAATGAAAAATCTACCCACTAGACAATTTTACAAAACCATTGTTATTGATCCACCTTGGGAAATATCCTTAACGGGTAAAACAAACCTCAGACCAAACAGGCGTAAAGAATTACCATATAAGACAATGACGTTAGATGAGATAAAACAATTTCCAATAAACGAATATGCTGACATTGGATGTCATGTTTACATGTGGATTACAAACAAGATGC